GCCCAAATTCGCAGCATTGATGCCTGCCGTCAGTTCGCCCAGGAACCTCTTGCCTTGCGCACTCATATTATCGAGCATGTTCAAACCCTGCTGCGTCTTTGCAGGATCTTGAGACAAAATACGATCGATCAGATAATTTGCTTTCTTGTCACTCACATTGGTGAGTTGCTTCAATCGAGTGAGAGCAAACAGTCGGGTATGGACCATTGAGCCGGGGCTCAAGGCCAGCAGGGCAGCGCCTATATCCCCTACGCTAGGCGCAGTTTCTGCCTGTTTGGAGAGATTGCTGGACGACGACGCAAGATTGCGGACAGACTGCGCCTGAGCCTGTGCAGCATTCGTAATGGCTTCGGCTTCAGGCGCACCGATATTGCGCACGATGGGTTCGCGAGTGGCAGAACTTCCCGCAAGATCCTGCACTGCTCGAACGCCTTCCTCCGGCGTCCCCGCAAAGGAGCGCTCAGTCAGATTCGCCTGCCCGAGCGTGCGCCCTGCGGTTCCTTCCGGCGATTCATAAGCGTTCTGGACTTCCTGGGCCTGCGACCGCGAACTGACAGGAATATTCTCCTGCAAACGTCCACGGCCACCTTCGGCCAGTCCTTCCATCATACGGCTAGTCGATGCGTGCGATCCACGCATCGTTTCGATCGCCTGTGCGACGGCAGGATTATTATCCGAAATCACGCCTGTGACATGCGCAAGGGCTCGCTGGGCGGCGCCACGATCCGGGCCTTCCTTATTTGCGGCGACAGTCAGGCGACGAACGATGGATGCCACATCGTCGCCCGTCAGACCGCCGGGTACGCCCGTGTCGCTGATAGGTGTGCTGAGCCCCTGCACGGCGTCTTCGTCGGGAGATCGACGTAGCTTCAGACTTCCCGCGGCGTTGCGGATCGCTGCATTGGCTTCGGGATCGTGATGCGTCTCGACAATATCACCCTGTGACGTGCGTTGAGGACTGGTCGGATAAAGGGACTCCACGTCAGGTACGACGACCTGATCCTTGACTGGCTGCATGATATTCTGATTTTTGGTATTGCGCAGGTTTTCCAATGCAATGGGCGCTTCCGTCGCGCGCTGCGTCAGAGCATTTTCCTCAGGTGTCAAGTCGGCAGGAGCAACGTTGCGGGAATTTGCGAGATCCTGCCGCATCTGAGTGAGAACTCGTGCACGTGCGGGCGCGACGGTGTTCTGGACCGTCTGCTGCATCTCGGGGCGGATATTGGCGACACGATTGCGGACGGCCTGTGCCGCCGTATCCTGCACATTTCCTGATGCTCCCAGGATAGTGCTTGCGACGCGCTCCCGATCAGCCTTGGGGAGCAATTCGTAAAGCGTCGGCTCTGCGCCAGTAGCCTTCCGAAAAGCATCTGCGGCTTTCTGGATTTCCTCTTGGGTAGCGTCCGTCACGCTGCGAAGGATCGAACCTGCACTTTTCAGATGCAGGACATCGCCGGCCGTGCGCCCGAGCCAGCCGAGCGTCTTCAATCCGCCAACTGCCAAAGGTGCAGCGGCGGCGCCGACAGCGGCGGACCTCGCAATATCCGTAGGCGACTTCTGATCGAGCGCGGCTTCAGTACCTGCGTAGGTTCCTCCGCCCAAGGCCAGCTTAGCCGCATTTGCAGCCTTCTGTCCGCGCTGCAAAGTCGTGGCTCGCTGCGCAAGTTGCCCGACCTTTCCGGCAATACCGGGAGCCTTGCTCAGTGCAGTCGCGCCAGCTTCCACACCCTTTGAAAGTCCTGCGCCTCCACCGAGCGCGCCAACAAGCGAGCCAATGAAATTGCCGGTGCCGCTGCGTTGGCGTTCGAGGGCTTCGGTCGCTCGTTCGATGGCAAGCTGATCCTGATAGGATTTACCTTGTCCGCCTGTGAGATAATCAAGGCCGGCTGCAAGACGCGTACCTGCCTCGAACGGAAGCCACGACATAAGGCCCGATTGTGCTGCTGACGTAAATCCCGAAGGGTTCAGCAATGCATCTCGGGCTGCACGCTGTTTGGCAATCGCCTGGATACGATCCTGAGGATTTTGCACAGGCGCAGGAGCGGCAGCAGGCTTCTGAGCCTGTGCACGTCCTGTCTGCTGATATTTTTCCCACGGGCCGGCCATTTACTGCACCTTTTCCCACGAAGCCTGATTGGCCGGATTTCCGCCCTTGTACCGATAGCCGCTCTGCACTTCGCCTACCTTCGGTAGATCCGCCTGAGGCTGGACCTGTGTATTGGTCTGCCCTGCCGTCTCGGCAGATGCGTCTTTCACTGCTTTCAGGTACGATTGACGCAACTGACCAATCACGGTTTTTGCCGTGTTGTAGTCCATTTTGGCAGGATCAGGCAGTCCTCGCTGGATTAGTTCCTGCTCAAAGCGCGAGCGCGTAGCCGAAGCCGGCAGACTTTTAATCATTTCCTGCTGCAAGGCGGACACGTTCTTGCCGATTTCCAGCCGCTTCTGTGCCGCAGGAGATCCAAACTGCTCTCCGATATGCTGACCAATCCCAGTTCGGCCCAATGCGCCTTCGGCCCTGCTCAGAAGATCGTCGCCCTGACCTGGAAGCGCCTTCAGGTCGCGAAGATCGTTAAATCCCTGCTGGATATTGCTCAGAGATGCCAAGGCACCGCTCGGATCAACCTTCGACGCAGCAGTGCCTTTCGGCTCCTTAACCGGCCCGATCGTATTGACCACCTTGCCAGTGCTAGGATCGATGGCAGCAATCTGCCCGTTAGCAGTTTCCTTGTAAACCAAGGGCTGACGCTTGGGGGTACCCTGCGGGATGAAATGTCCTGTCCGTTTATCGATGACGCCCGGCTGATCGCCAACGGTCACAGGCTGGTAATCATAGCCAAACGACTTGGCGTGTTCGATATCATATCCACCACCTGGAGTGCGTGGGATGATCGTATTGCCGAAAACTTGCGGCTTCTGTGCAGCCGCTTGCTGCTCGGCAAGCTGATTTTGAACAGTCCAAGCCGTCTGTGGATCGAATTTCGCCAGGGCGGAAATACGAGGATCAGCACTCTGGAAAATCTGAGCAAAGGCATTGCGAGCCTGATTCTGTCGCTCAATATCTGCCTGCTGCTGCATCCGATCGGTGTTGGCATTGTAGAGCGTGCGGTGCAGCATCGTCGGCGTTTCGCCACGGCTGATCTGCGCGATGCTCGACAGGAAATCCCCGATATTGCCGACAGCATTCGACAGAGGGCGACGCTTCGCCTGCTGCTCGGCCGAAAAGAAATCGGACAGCACATTGCCGATCCCGCGGCGCGCCGGCACGTCGGGAAGCTGCGACGGATCGATCTGAGCTACAGGCATCTGATTCGGCATGGCACCGTTCAGATAATCATCGAGAAAGGCCACCGAAGCCTCCATATTGCTGCATCGGGATCAACGGCTGAAATTGCTGAGCCTGGGGTGCTTGCTCGTCAACCTGACCTTTGCTCTGTGCGCCTCGAAGCGCCTGAGAGAAGGCATTGATCTTGTGATTTGCCATTCCGCCCGGCTGGATGACGCCAAGTTGCGCCAGAAGCCTCGAATGATCCATTGGTGCCTGGCCTTGCTGTTGCTGGGGCTGCAAGATGGACATCAGGTGACTGATAAAATTCTGATGTACCTGCGGAAGCTGAGACATATCGATCGGCGTCACAGACATCTGATCGGGATAGGATGAAAGGCCGTAAGCCATTACAACCTCCCGTAGTTGACGGTCATATATCCGCCAATCTCAGGCCCGAGAGCCCATGGCCGCAGCTTCGCGACCTCCTGTGCAATAACGCCCGTCTGGAGTTCGTTTCGGCCCTTGTACCTATATTGGTACACCCCAAGGCCGTCTGACATTTCACTGACCTTCTTGATGTCTCGCTTCAGGCGCTCGTCCGAGAAAATGGAGGCTGCTGTGCCCGCATAATCCAGCAAGCCGGGCGTCTTCTGGCCCCCCGTCGATTGTGCGCCTGCACCGCCGATGATCGACCCTGCCTGATTTCCAAGACCTGCCAGCCCACCAAGCTGCTGAAGGAAATTGCTGAAAGTACCTTGAGCGAGATTGCCTGCTGTCGATTGGAGTGCCTGAGCCGTTGCTCCTGATCCGAGAAGTCCACGACCTGCTGCGCTGTTCGTGACGCCACGGTTCGCTTCGTTGAAAGCGTTCTGATACCCGCTCGCATTCTTGAACTGGTCATAGGCTGCATTGGCCTGCGAAGGGTCGCCGCCGGTCCCGAGAAGCTGCGCTAGGAAATTGGTCGCTCCGACGCCCTGACTGACCTGTGGGGCATAGGCGCCCTGAAGGTAGCCATACGCTTGGTTACTTGATGTTGCAGGCTTGGATTTTCCGGTCAAAAAGCTCACGTCAGCGCTCCATCACGAAAAGTTCGACATTCCCGTGCGGCGTCGGGCGAATGCCTTTGGACTGAAAACCAAGCTGGCGATTGAACCACCGCGCGGCGATCTTGCGAACTGGCGTCTCTCCCACAATGCATTTAGCACCGTAGGTAACGAACATTTCGGATAGGAACTTGAAACCTGCTGCGATGGCATCACGGCCTCGATCCTCGAAAAGGTTGTGTCCGACCCAAGTGTCCTCACTCTGCTTCTCGAACATGGCGATGTTGCGCCCGTCCGTCAAAGCGAGATGTGCGGGATCTTCAAGCCATTCGGCCGCATCGAAACCGCGCAAAAGGTCGGGAACCTGTGCGTTTACGGCCTCATCAATGCGTGCAGGATCGTCGAGTTTCAAGATCATCCCATTCAGCCAGTCTGGTCCGAAGGCTCCGGGATGACCTGTCAGAAGCGCGATAAACGCGGAGGAGCGACTTACGGTTTATCGCGCTTCTGGAGAGGTGTCAAATCCGGCCGCTAAGGGAGATGCACCGTTCTGCTGGATTGCAGCAGCGACCACCTGCGGAGCGAAGGTGCGGAATGGCTCTATCACAAAGTGCCTTCCGCATAAATCCAATAAATACTCGTCCCTATCGAAGAAGCCACCTGCCCCGAAGTAATAGATGTAGTATTAAACTGAATAGCCCCTCTTGGCACATCTACCGGTGCATTCAAAGTATATGTATTTCCGACATTCCAAGTTGTAGATAATCCTATTCTATGAACAGAAGTGCCTGAACCAGAAGTAAATGAGGTATATAGGAGGTAATAATTTCCTGCGGTTAATGTTACCGGGGATGTGAGGCTAATGGCCATAATTAAGCCATCGGCTGACGACGGATTCGTGTTAACTCCCCTCCCTAGAACTGTTCCAACAGTTAATGCCGTGACTAAGTTGCCAGAGAAGGTAATAGAGCTAATAGAGGCCACACCGACGTTATATGTTTCGGTCAGTCCCGACGGATCTACGGCAAACATTATTCTTTCAATGGCCATATTTTTTAGACATTTAATGACCAGACCTTTAGTCGCGAAGCTCGTGCCTGATATCGTAGAGTCTATTGACCCGGTAGCCCCACTAAAATAACCGCCGCCTCCCCCGCCAGAGATTGCGATATTAGACGCAGCCGTAATCCGCCCCTTCTGATCTACGGTGAACTGTCCCACATGTGAGGCGTCGCCATAGGTGCCAGGCGTGACAGCCGTATCCGCAAGCGCAATCGTCGGATTGCTCAAAAGTTTCCCGTCTGGCGTGATATCGATGCCTGTACCCGCCTGAAGATCAGCGGCTTCCAAAGCAGCGACTTCTGCCTTCAGGGCAGCAATATCCTGAGATGCATTGCCGCTGTTTCCATAGACCGTCTGCCATAGCCGAATAAAATAATTATTCGGCGTCCCGTCAGGATTGACGATTTTTGTACGCCAGTCGAGTGGCGTCGTCGGTTGAGTGGGCTGTGCCATCAGTTCGACGGGCCTCCCTGATCGTCCTTCGACATATCAACGTCAGCACTGTCGATACGGATCATCGCGCCGTTATCCTCGAACTCGAACAGCCGCCCAGGCGCTCTCATGAGGCCGAGGGAGCGCCAGTAAAGCTGTTGATTATAATCGCTCGGGGTCACAGTGATAGATCCCCGATCCTGCCATGTCACGCCCTGATCGTCGCTTGTGCGAAGCGTCACGGCCGCGAGCGGCAGAACCGGCGCTCCGTTCGAGATCGTCAACCAAACGCCGTTCGTCCGGGAGCGGTGTCGGCCACGGAACGGTATGCCCCCGCGCACGGCTCGGACGACTGGAACATCATCCCCCGTGGAATCGATATTATCGTCATATCCCTGAGTTGGGTCGAGAGACCACAGGATACCGTAGGAATCGTCCCCTGCGATCACCGGGGTGCTGACGCCTCCTAGATAATCTGATTTGGCTACCCCTATCCAATTCAAGCCAAGCGAAGCTCGCCAAAATGGATTGCTGGAGCCGTCCCATTCGGACCATTGACCCGTGGTAGTGTCGTACAGGATTGTCCCCTGCATTCCGAGACGCAAGACATAGAAGTCGTGACCGTCCTGGGAAAACCCCCACGCACGGATCTTCGGATTGTCGAACACTCCTCGCGCCGCAACAAAAATTCCTGCTTGCGTTACGGACACGGGAGAGGACTGCCGGACAGTTGCATCTATCCCACCCGAGGTTGCATTCATCGAATGCGACGGGACATTGAAAGCGACGAAGGAACCTCCTTCAGGCGCGTTTATGTCTCCCGCATTAGCTCTTACTCCCGCGAGAATACCTCCTTGGGGTGCTTCAATTCCAATCGCGCTCGCCATATCAGGTCGTCCGATCGAGTTCCATCTCGACGGCGTTCACCGCAGAGGGGAGCCATGGGGATGAAGTGGCCGGATCGATTTCCTGCACATCCCGCCAATATGTCTGTGCGACAGTGATAGGTCGATCCGCACCGTTTCCAGTGGATGAATCGCTAATCAGTGAAACCTGTAACGATGCATCACCGCCGTCCGTTTTCGCGGCTCGCACAAAAGTCATGAGAGCCTTTACGGACGTAACATCGGGCGGAAGATCCGACAGCGTGCAAATATAAGGTGCCGGGGGCGGATTTGGTGCAGTGATAAAAGTCGTATCCACGGGAGGAATATTGTCGAGAATAGAATATCCGTTCGATCCGACAGAAGGTGTCCAATTCAGTTGAACATCAGAAGTCGGAGTAAGGTTATATACAATAACCGAGCCGATGAAATCGTTGTTATAGCTCCCGGCACCGTCATATACGACGAAATCCTTGACGTAGTAGGAACGCCCTGCGCCAGTTCCTGTAGTACGTGTACCGATTGCGACCTGCGCAATCGTGTTTACTATCGCGAGACTATTTGCCGTCAGAACAGGAATACCCTCGACACGTAATTCAAATGTATCCGTATCCACGTCCAAGATGGCTTCCAGATGATACCAGCCGTTTGCGGTAATCACCGGAGATGTCGTTGTCGCAATAATGCTGCCGTTAGGTTCACCTGACACAAGATTCATTCTGCCTGTGTTAGTCACAGTCACTGAGGCCAAGCTGACGTTGCTCACGTCTCTCCATATGAACGGTGCGGGGATACCGTTAGATCCAGTCGGCAGTTCAGGAAACCAAACACGCAAGGCCATGCCGACCTTATCGTTGGTTGACTGAAGGACATATCTCAGTACGCAGGTGTTATTTGCACCGGACGGCTGCGCCAGATATACGTGTCCACCCGAAATTCCATCAGGGTCCGTAGTCAACTGTCCTGCGGTATTTTCAGCATACACACCGTTCAGCAAAAGGGCTGCATTGGTCCCATAAATACTGAAGTTATCCATCTGAACGATAGACATCACTGCACTCCTAAAATCTGTGCGCGCATGGCATCCCTGATACGCTCTTCAATGGCTGGCGTCGAGATGCGGTTCAATCCTCCGTTCAGGTTGAAAACTGCACCGTCGCTATCGACGATGAAAAGATTTTCCTTCACCTGAACATCAGTGCCCTGCCAGCTACCTCGATCGAAAAGCTGGCCCTGAACGCGAGAGAAAGGCACGTTGTCAGTGCCGGTTCCACCATTCGGATACCACACTTCCGTCGTTGCCGATCCGAGAAGCCAAAATTGATCTCCGACCACTCGAACAGCGAAAAGAGGATCTGGTGATCGTTCGGCGGTGGCAAAATTAAGTGGGCGAATGATTGTTTCGCCAGGCTCAATCCAGAACCAGCGTCCGTTATATCCTTGGCCTTGCGTGACCACGACGATGATGAACCCGGCGATAAATCCGACCGATATAACCCCCAAGTCATCAGGAACCTGAACCTGCGTCAGGCTTGGATCGCCGCCGCCCATCAACGTCGTATCCGCCCAAGCGATATTGGCGCCCGACACAACCGTCGTGGATAGTGCATTTCCGGTCGGGCCTGCATCCCGTGCACGGACCACAAGCTGCGTGGAAGTATATGCCTGATAGGTGACTGTCGGATTTGCCGTCACGTTCGTGGAATAGGATGTTCCCGGCACTCCTTCAGCCGTCAGTGCGAGAGCCATATTGTGAATTGCATCAGCGTTCGATGCACCCAAGGCGACGAGCCAAGGGTTTGCGGAAGTTCCTGCCGGTGTGCCTGCATCGACCGAACCCGACGTCCACTGATAATAGACCCCATCGATTTGGATCTTATATCCCGACGCAATGGTGCCTGTCGCGGTGAGAGTTCCTCTCGCGTATCCGTTCTCCAGATACAGCCACAGAATCTGGCCGTCGGCTAGAAATAGGTATTCTGGAGTCGATCCAATGCGTGCGGTGGCGGCCATCGAAACGGTCGAGCGCAACGAAGTTCCGTTGATCCCTGATCCAATGAAGGTCTGTGAACCATCCTGATCCACTCGCCACAACGAAGTCTCCGATACAGTGAAAAGTGCGTCCTCGAACGATCCAGGACAGCTATATATGCCGCGGATAGGGCCGTTGCCGACCGTCTGCCAGCGCTTGAGGCCGGGGCGGCCGAGCAGCGAGGTTTGCTCGATCTGATTGGTCGGGTTTTGCTCAAAATAGCGATTGCGCACAAGAATATGAGGTTCTTGCGCGACCCGGCGATACCAGTCCGAATTTCCGAGCGGGAGGGTTGTCACACGCCGCTCCTGAAGTTCGTGCCGAAGCCCCAATAATTATTGTAGTTCTGCATCGCCGGCACAGCGTTCTGACCTCCGTAGCTCATGATGCCTGGCTGATAATAGCGCTGCATGATCTTCTTTTCCGCCAAGGCGAATGCAGAAGTCGTCGGCGGCTGAGGATCAAGCTGATCGAGAGCGCACAGCCGGATAGCCGTACCACAAACGAAAAAATCGTCGAACTCAGGCGGAAGGGGCAGTGTGTCGGTAAGCACGAGATCGCTGCCGATCGGAACCCAATTTGCAATATCCGCCCTATAAAGCCACTCCATCGGCGTCGATCCGGCCGTGAAATTGTAGCTCGTGCTGCCGTCGATCAGGCGTCCGTTGCCCTGGATGACCAGAGTTTCGGTCATTCCAATATCGACGATCGCCATGCGGGCGCCATCATAGGGGAACTGAGGAAAATAGGCCGTGTTATCCGAGCCTGTGATTTTGCACAGGATGCGGCAGTTGATCGGCGGATAATGCTGCCTGTGATTCAGCACACCGAGGCCGGCGCTATCGTCGCCAGTGTCCCAGCCCGTGCTAGGCTGATTGAAGCCTGACAGGTTCTGAGGATAGAACTGGTTGATATTGTTCGCATCATAGGGCGCTGTGCGCGTTTTGTTGGGAAGCTGCCAATCGTGGATCACTTCGCCCAAGGCCGTCGCCCGGATACCCTTCCATAGAGCATTCAGGCGATAGAGACCTTCATCCAACTCATCAGTGTTGGGCGTGCCTGAGCCGATCGGTCGGATAGCGCCTTCCCGATATGCTCTCGTGATGGCGTCCGATACCAGCATGGCTCACTTCTTTTTCTTGGGTGCAGTCTTCTTGTTGTAGGCAGCGATGCCGGCCTTGTCCATTTTCTTGTCCATGGCGGAAGATTCCCACTTCTTCATGGACATCTTGCCCTTCGGCATCATCTTGGGGCGAGAACCTTTCATGTCACTTGCCTTTCTTGCGCCCGAGGATCTTGTTCGCTTTCGCGTCGATCTTCGCCCTGGCGCTGGGCGAAAGATTGCCCGCCTTGACCTGCTGCGTGGCTCGCGCCTTCGCATTGGCTGCGTGGCTGCGATCCGGCATGGGGTAGGCTTTCTTGCCTGGTAGACCAAAATCTTTCTTCGGCAGCGCCTTGCGCGCCTTAGAGGTCAATTTCGCCATCGTCAGGCTCCTTTGCCTTCTTCGTCGGCTTGGGTTTCACGTCCCATTCGGGAGGGCGCCCATGGACTTCCGGGTTGCGGACAACCCACACTTCACCCTTCGGGAGGTCGGATTCCTTCTCGAAGAACTCGCGCTCGCCTCGCGGGCCATAATGCCAGCCGGGGAAATGGATTTTGTGCTTCTTTGCCATTATGCTTGTTCCCTAATTACGCCGAAACGGACGCGGCCCTGATTATATCCGCCCGACGAGTTCGATACTTTCACGTAAAATTCAGCCGTGGTAGCGGTCGCGATAGGCGGCTCGATCGAGAACGCTTCGAATTTCTTGAACTCGTCGTTCCCGTACACGAGACCAACCAGAGGGTCAGAGCCTCCCGAAAAGGCCGTGACAGTCAGGTTCGTGGCATTTTCCGACAATGTGGTATTATTACCAGCCCTACCAATTACACGAGAAGTCAAGTTCACATTACTTCCGCTCACCGCAGCCGAAGCATCCGTATTCGCAAGGATTGCTGGACCTGCGTCATTGCCATTAATCATGGTCGGATCAGAGACCGATGTGTTATCTGCATTGGTGGCTAGCGTGATCGAGTTGCCTGCATATCCAGCAGTCTTGGCGGTCAACGCGACATCACCCGCAGTATTTACCCCATTCACAAGGGTTGAATCAGCCGTTAGCGCGGTGACAAAATTATCGCCCGTCGTCGTTTCATCAATACCGATCGTCACCTGAAAAGGGGCTGCCCGCAGGGCTACGAAAGTATAAACCTCTGACCCAATCGTTACTGTTTGGCTTGCGGTCGGAACTCCGCCCAAGAAAAGGACGCCGCCTGTTGCAGCGGTCGCCGGGATTAAAGAACGTCCATTGATTGCCGCTGCCAAGGCCGTTTCGGTCGCGGCTTGGTCATTCCCAATCAAAACGTCATCCGCCCCTGGATTATTGAAGGCCTCCACGAAACGGTAAGTCACGTTCCCGACCGTGACCGTGCCTCCGTCAGCCGGCCTGTCTGAAAAGACAATTGCACCCGTCGCGGCGGCCCCGGTCGTATCAGGTGCGCCCGAAGTGGTCGCCGCAAGCGCCCAAGGAATATTAAAATCCGGCTTGATCTTCAAATAGCTCGGATTGGTCGAGACGAGAACCCATCCGTCCTGTGGAGAGATATAGAAATCAAGGGTTTCCACGGCGCATCTCCGACTTTCGTAAATCCCGGTGGAGAAAGAGGGCCAACTCCACCGGGACCGAGCCTCAAGGGCTCTACTGTTTAGGCGCCGGCACCGTTGATACGGACGATGCGCGGACGGCCCGCCGCTCGCACGTTCGCCGTGAGAGCCACGTCGAAGCGGATATCATGCTCGCCGGTATCGAATACCGAGTTCCGCCACATGCGGACGCTCAGAGGCACCTTGGTAAGCTGCTTGCGGGTGCCGATACCCGTCACCGGCAGGATGAGATCCTGCGTATTCACGATGATGGCCGACTTCTGCATAATCATGCGCGGCTTGTAGGCCGTGCTGGCAGAGCCAACCCAATTCACCGTGTCGCCGCCGGCCGGAGCCTTCGAGACAGTAGCATTCGCCGTGTTGACGTTGATATCGCCGCCCGAGCCGGAACCCGGAACGATGAGCGCCGGGAAAATTCGGACAGTCGCGATACCACCGGTCGCCTGAGCGTCCTCCAGAACAGTGAACTGCTGGAGGTAGCCGAGAGCAGCGCCGAGGCGGTTGTCCCATGCGTAAACACCATTGATGGTGAAGACTTCGCCCGCCTTGACCGTCTCCGTACCCGAACCGATATCGATGTCGAAATCCTGGCTCATATACTGACCCGGAGCCGGCGAGATCGACACGTCCGAATAGTTGACGTTCTGCGTCGAGCCGCTGACCGTGGTCGCGCCGCGCGAACCCGTCGTCAAGGTCGGAAGCTGCTGAGTGAACATCGTCGGGATGCCGCCGATTTCGCCTGTGAAGCCCGCGCGGTAGACCTTGGTTGCCATGTCGTCGAGGGACGGCGAGTTGGCGCTGTTGACGACGGTAGCACCGAGAGTCTGCTTGTCGTCATAGGTCAGGACGCCGCGAAGATCGGCATCGTCAACACCGTTGGCCTTCAGGCGCGTATAGCCCTGCACGAAGTCGGTGTAAGTCGAGATGCCGTTCGCCGGAGTGCCGAGCCAATCGTGCGACGCGAGGGTCGCGACATTGAGAACGTAGGCGTCGATCTTTTCCGCGAGGTTGATCGCGGCATTCTTGATCGCTTCGCTCTCGCGCGCATCACCGATGTCCCGGATGGCGGAGAAATCGCCCCAGCCCATCGAAGAACCGAACGTCTTGTTGATGACGTAGCGCTCGGAACCGAACACGGTATCCTGCACGCCGGTCGTGAGATCCGCGACACCATCGGTCGTTTCCGTGATGGCATAGCGCGGGCCGACCTGCTCGTCCGTCTGCAAGCGGTTGCGCGGATTGAACTCGCCGTCGAACTTCTTCCACGTCACGAGGTCAGCGGTAATTAGGTTGTTCTGGAAGATCGCCGCGAAGGCGTTCATTACCAGCCTGGACTGGTCAACTACGACGGTCATAATAGCCTCCAAAGGAGATTTCGTGTGAGAGTTTTCCTCACTCACGCGGAGGCTAACGGGGGTTGTTCACGCACAACCGGAAAAGCGAAGGGGTTTTAGGAAAACCCGGAAACCTTGTTGCCGGTGAAAGTAGAAGGGGGTTACTTCCACCGGCATTTATGAGGTTAAATCAGCGATCGAAACATGTCAACGCTTCTTCGCAAGATTTTCCCTGAGGAGATATCCTTCTAGCGCCCAAATTTTATTTCGGGCATTATCTCGTGCGATTCTGCGCCCGATGGACTCATCGAAGTTCTCCGGTGAAGCAGATGCGCTCTCTCCCGTGACTAGATACCCATTTTGCAAAGTCAGGGCGCAAACTGTCATCGTCGTGCCTGGAAAAACATAATATTGTTCGGACACAATCGTTGCATCAATCATATCTGGATTAAGTCTAGGAGCGTTTAGGCCTTTTTTCTGAATCTCTGTTTCAATTTCGATTTCATTGTGGACCATAAATATTTCCTTTACTAGACTATTAATCAACGCTTCTTTGCGAAGAACTCCTTTTCAAAGGCGTCGAGATCCTCCGTATCGCCCGCGACCGTAAATCGACCGGAAGCACCCTTGGTGCTGCTGCCGGGCGGCGGGGCGGCCTTGGGCGCGCGCGGCGCCTTTGCCTTCTGTGTGAACTCCGCATCCTTCAGGAAGACATATTTCGCCTGTTGTGCCGGGCTCATGGACGCCACGCGGGCGGCTTCCCGAGGATTATTGGCGAGTTCATAGATGATTTCGTGAGGGTTTTCGGCTTCCGAAAGCGCATCGAAAGTCGGTTCGTCGAGACGGTAATCGCCGCGCATTCCACCCTGAAACACGACTTCCTCGAAATCATCATGAACCTTGGCGCCCTTATCGACGATTTCGCGCGCCTTGTTCATCTTCACCGTCGCAGCATGGTTGACCTGAAGCTGCTGCGACGTCGAGGCGAGATGCTCGCTGATAAGCTGCTTCGCCTTGAAGTCGATCATGTCGTTGATGTAGCGGTCGTCCAGCGCGCCATATTCATAGGTCGATGGATCGGGCGCGTCGGCAGTCGCCTGAGGCTTCGGCGATTCCTGCTGAATCTGCTGCCGATTGGCTTCGAGTGCCGCGAGGCGCGCCTCCAGCGCACGGCGCTCCGAACGTTCCTCATTGCGCTGACGGATGACTTCATCCAGTCGCGCCTTGACCGATTTCCGCGGCTTCTCACTGGAGGGTTCCTCACCCTCGTGATCTTCGCCTTCGGGTTCATCCCCTTCAGGCTCGTTGCCTTCCGGCTCTTCAACCGCAGGCGCGGCCTTGGTTTCCTTGGTTTCGGCCGGCGCGTCGTCGGGGAAACCGCTCGTGTCGTTCAGAATATCATCTGAAAGGCCGCTCTTATCCATTGGTAGTTCCTTCTGCCCTCTGTTGACCTGCATTTTGCTCAGACCGCACAGCCGTGTCTAGCTTGTGCTGCTGCTCAAATTCCTTGTTCTGTTGATCGACATAAGCCTGCACCTGATTGGTTGCGGCCTCGTGCATATCCTTGTGCTGCTGCCATTCCTGATCGTCGCGGCTGTGAACAATCCCGGCAACCTTCGTCACCTGATTGATTTCGCGATCATCCGCCTTGCTGCTCACGTCCACGAGGCGTGCGCGTGCATCTGCGATGGCCTTGCGGGCGAGTGCCTGAGCCTGAACGCCACGGGCGGACGACTCTTCGGCCTCTGCCTGAAGTTTGGCGATTTCGGCCTGGGCCTTCTGTGTCGCCAGTTCCTGCTGCTGCTGCTGCACCTGCTGCTGCTGGGCCTGAATCTGCTGCATTTCGGGCGTGATGTCCTCGGGCGGAATGATGCCAGATGGCAAGGACAGACGGAAACGACGGGCAAATTCGGCGGACTTCGGCCAATCCTGTGCTTCCGCAACGAGATCCATGACCAACGGCGCCGACTGCGGCACAGCGTTGACGAAAGTCGCCATCTGCTCGGCTGCAAGCTGGCGTTTGGTCGCAGTCGCCGGCCCGGTCGTGACAGTGACGAAATACTTGCCCATCGTCACGTCATTTTCAGGGTTCATCGGATCATTGATCGCCTGAAGAACAACCTTATCGTCCTGTCCGATAATCTTGATGATCCGCGGCGCGTCGTAAATATGCGGAATCAGTTCGTTGATAACGCACGCGCAGCGCTCATCCGCCATGCGGAGACGGTCCACGTAAATGAACGATCCGAGATCCGAAGCCGACTGACGGGCATAGATCGCCCTTGCGGAAACCTCGTTCGACGAGATACCCATGCTTGCTTCATGGATATTCGACACGTCGCGCATATCCTGCGCGGTCATATCCGCCTGCTGAAGCGTGGCAGCGTCCACGCCCGGAGGATCGACGCGCTGAGGTGGCAGCCCATCCGAATTGTAGAGCAGGAGAGGATCGTCGGTCAGGTTCGACTGACGCCACTGGTTTTCAAATCCCTGCACGGCCTCGCGCGTCGCAAGCCACTTGTTGCGAGGCGCGGCGAGAAGCTGCTCGGCCAGCACCGAGCGCCAGTAATTGTGGAGACGCTGCGGATCTTTCAGCTTGCGGACAAGTCCCCAGCGGTAGAGTTTGTCTGTGAGGCGCGCTTCCCAGCCCGAAACACGGAAGATCGGAAGCGACGAAATCGGATAATCATACGGGCCTTCCAGAATCGTCTGTCCCGAGCAAACGTACATGCGGGCAAATCGATTGGGTACATCACGCACATAAGGGGAACCATCCTCTCGGACCTGAACCTGGTCCTGATATTCAAACTCTTCGAGATCGGTCACGTCGAGCGTCACACCGTTCTTCATCAGCGCGAGCGTCTTAGTACCTTCCGTGACCATGCGCCAATAGGATGCGACCTTGACCATTCCCATGGAATACCATGTCGGGAATGCGCCCCATGTCGAAGTGTCTCCGATCGACGTGACAGGTGCATCAGGCCAGCGTTTCTTGAACTCCTTTTCAGGAATATCATCGACGACGAAACCCCATTCAGCGTCTGCACCCGTGGGCTCGCTGCTCATGGGATCGAGGACGACGGACATAGGGTCCGCGATATGCGTGATTCTGATTTCCTGATCGAACACGTCAGGGGCCGCATAGTCGATCGCGAGACAGAAATAGCCGACGCCGCACACGACCTGATATTTCTGCGCTTCATCACGCGCAAAATCGGCGTTGGAGTTCTTATAGATGCTCTTGATGAGGCCTTCTCGGATCGATGCGATTTCCTTCGTGCCTCCGCTGTCAGGCAGGACGCGGATATCCGTCTCGTTCATCAGGCGATTATTGATAACCTGAGCGACAAAGGCCCCGAGACGATCTACTGTCAGCGTCGGCTTGTTGGCCTGCACGCGCTTCTGAAGGACGATCGGATCCCACTGGTTGCCCGCCCAAAACAGTACGTCTTCCTGTGCTGGCTGGCGATTGTGAATGTCCTGGGAAATACCGAGATCGAGACGCTC